CCACCTATATTCATATTTTTTGTTTTTTAGCTTCTTTTCGATTATGAGATTTTGTAAAAGCAAGGAGTATTGTTTTCATATCCTCTGCGGATTGTTGCGTTTTATCCTCAACTTTTACGTTCCATGGAAATTCAAAATCTTTTACTGAAGTCAATTTTGCCCCTTGCTTACCTACAGCCCGAATAACCAAATTAGTCATCAATGAAAACATATAACTGAACCTGTAATCATTTCGCAATTCCCCAATTGGATCCATCCGGTCATATTCTACCCATTCAGATAATTGGGATGAGGTTAATTGTTCCAGCAATATATCCGGGTGTGCAAATTTAAGTTCCCGGCAAAGCCTGAAATAAAATTGCCGTTCAGGGCGGCTTTTTAGTTTTTTGTCAACTCCTCTTTATCCTTTTCTGAAACCTTATTAAGACGGGAAGCCACTTCAACAATTTTATCCAATGTTTTTGCGGTCATGTTTTTGGATAATGTTTCCACGTCAGCAATAGTCAACAGGGGATTTCCTTCTTCATCGCATAAAGTAGCAACAGCAAGTTTTGCCCTGAAATTTTCGAGTGTTTGACGCTGTTCCATTTTATCCCCAACCTTAACTTGCTTCACAATACTGTTTTCAAACTCATCCCTTTCCTTACCGGACATTTCACGTACGTGCACCACGGTTTCTTCATCCAATTGTACTTGTTCAATTTTACATACTTCTTTTTTCAATAAGCCTTTGCGATCCAATGTTTTCATTTTGATTAAATTAAGTGTAAATGATTATTTTATTAGCCCGTGATTAGAGCAGAAATAAATATTATCCATGAAGACTGCTATTTGCCCCGCTGTTTATTACGATAATCCCTGAAACTTTTAAAGTCACCGGAGCTTTGATCACGTCATCAACCGTAATTGATAATCCAATTTCAGTAACCAACGCAGCAAATTCAAAACTGGTTTCTGCTAAATCAGGTAAAATGATTTCATAATTCTGCAAATCATCATCCTCAAAATCTGCATTCATCAAGTCATACCCTTCCCGGGTAAAAATCATATCCAAAGTTACAGTACCCCCATCCCTTAAACCTCCAATAAAGGTCTTGTACCCTACCACAGCATTAAGCACTGTGGTATCAATTGTTGAGCGGGATTTCGATGGGCCATCAATCCCTTTAATTTCTGATATTTCATCCCACTTAGTTCCGGCAGTGTCCCACCGTTGAAATATCGTGCCTTTTCCGGCAACTGGTTCATCCATAATTTTTACCTCCGTTGTAAATTTAAGTTAATAATAAATCTTGGTCTGCTGTTTTCATCCCAGTCCAAAAAGGTTGGGCCATTGATGACAACCACCAAAGTATAAAACGAATCATTCCATGTCTCATTTGCCCGGCCATGTAGTGAATCCGCTATAAATTGCGCCATATCCCATCCATCCTCATAATTGTCTGATCTAACTCTTATTTGAACAGCTGGATATTCATATTTGCTGATTTTAGTTCCTATATTCAGTGCAGGGGATATGCTTGAGGTATCAAATACCGTTACACATATGTTTGGTTTTGCTGGTTCCTTTCCTACAAACAAATTTTCCCCAAAAGTAAGTCCTAAAGATTCTGAACTTGTTGTGGATGAATTATCAGCCAACATATCACATATATCAATTGAACTTGCTTTCATAATTTAGTTTTTAATCGTTGCTGATTTCCTTATCTCCTGTAAAACTTTTGCTGCATTTCGATTTATACTGTACTCAAAAAACTTTGGCCCACTCCCCGGTCTGCTCCATGTACCATTTGAATTGCCCATCATTTCATGAACCCACATAGCATATACTGCACTAAACCCCATCACTACAATTAATTTATCCCCGGCAATACTTTTTGCCCCGCTTAAATCTTTTGCATGATTGGTGCTCATTTCTGCTTTTCCCTTTCCTCTAAAATTGGGATTCTTGGATTCAGCTATATCTGACAAAAAGTTTCTTCCTGTAACAGTATAAAAGCTTGCCCTCAAATTTCCTTTATCCAAAGGGATCAATGGGGAAGTCTTATCCATATCCCTTCTAATAATTATGGCAGCCCTGATCAAACCTTTCATGCTTAAACCTTCAATGTTTTTTATTTCCCTTTGAAGATTTCTCATCACCTTTTCAATACCTACCAATTTAACTTTTCCCCGTTTCATTATTATTTTCCTAAATAAGCAGTTCTGATAAATTTGTCAGTGGATTTGACTTCAGGTATTTTATCAAAAGCAATAATTTCATAAGCCCCATTTACTTTTTTTGGATTCAAATAATCCCCAGAACTACTTTCTTCAGAATCATGAATTGAATCCAAATCTCCTAAATACAACCACCCTTCAATTTGTAAATCTATGGTGACTAATATTGAAGCATTGCTTATTTGCTCAACACCCTGATTGTTTTTAACAATGCGTTGCTTGTCTTCCCATCGTACCCCGTTTGGGGATTTCAACTCAATTGGTGCATCAAAAGTCTTACCCCCAAATCCATCATTAACCGGATTGCCCCAATAAACGGCTGTCTGAACGCATACTTTTTTTATGAAATTTTGAATGCTCATTGAATGATATTTAATGATAAATTAATTTTATATTAAATGTTGATGCTTTGCTAACTACTTGATTTATACCCAATAACATTATCTTTTTCAATTGATATACTTATGCCACTTTCAACATAAATGCTTTAAATCGAATAAAAACAACATTAAATACAATGATGGTTAAAATTAATTAATGTTGATAAGACATAAATTTTATTTATTAGCTATAATATTTCAGGTTAATAAGGGATGGCAAAAGTGTAGGCTGCGTTGCCTCCTAAAGCCGCAAAAGAACCTGATGAATCCAAATTTAAAACCATCTGACCGTATGAAGTTTGTTTCAAACCTTCTCCATAATTTCCGGTGTACTCAATAGAAGCCCCTCCAGCACCTTCTTTTTTTGCCTGACGTTCCCGGGTGATCGTGATCATATGGGCAGTCAACCATCGTTCAATTTCTTTCAAAATATCGGTCACCTCAGTTCCCAAAACTTTATTCACCATCACGTTGGCACTACTTATATAAACATCAACTTGCGGGTCAGTCAGTGAACTTTCATCCAATATTGCTTTTACTTCTGTTGCGGTAACTCTTACCATGATATTATTTTTTATGAATTAATTCAGTTAATGTTTGTTCAATTTTCGGATTCCATGATAAACCTAAATCAGTACATAAAGATTGCAGCTGAGAAAAATCATTTTCCAATACCCGGTCAGGCCAGACAAAAATCATATTCAGTCCGTGGGATTTCATTTTTACCCATTCAGCTTCATATTTGTGAATTAACCACATCCACCCTTCCTCCTCCGTAGTCACCCCCACTAATTTTCGTATCTCTGGATTTTTGAATGTACACATCCAATTTGTTTTCACACAAGAATTTACAATTTCAGTGGGCTTTCTTCGTACCACAATCCATACCGCATCAGGATACAGATCCGTATATAATTTCCAAAGAGGGGTTAATAATGAACTTTTAAACATCCAAGGATTTTCATCAAATTCATTTCTCCCCTGAACCAACAAATTATATTCCACTGAAGCTTTCAAATCCATGTTAACCTTATCCACTTCAGGAAATAAATTTTCACTATACGTGGATACAAGGTCTTCACATAAATGTTTTAATCGAAAATTTTCATACATCCCCGTCATGCTACCTGTCCACACCCCTCCGGTCATACTCAATGCCCGGGCTATAAGGGATGCCCCGCTTCTTTCCACTCCTGTTACAAATATTGGATTATTTTTATGGAGGTTCATCAAATATAATTTAGATAGTCTTTGCCAATCATTTTTTTCAAAATTTGCAATCTTTCAAATACCGTGGTTTCAGGCTTTTTAAACGATCTTATGTTATGCCCTGAACCTATACCAGCACGACCGGGCAACCCCTTTATTCCCACAGCCAAATCCCCTCCCTCAAACAAATTTACAACCCCAGAAGGAAGGGAACGAAAGAAATCCAAATCAATAAACTTTTGGTTTTGAATAGCCCTTTCAAATGCGGGTAAAGCTGAGGTTTTAAAAGCTGTTTGGAATAAGCTGGAATGTTTATGATTTTGATTTCGATAACCATCCTTTATTTCCACATTAAAATAATAGGTTAAAGCTTCCCCGGCAACTTGAAATCCCTTTAACTTTTCCCGCATCACATTCAGGTATTCAGGGCTGTACCAATCATCATCCTCAATTATAAATATTTCGGATACTTCATGCTTTTTAACTTCGTTAATAGCAGCTTTCAAATTTCGGCTTTGGGTGTTCTGCCCCGCCCTCCATACCGGGGCTGGGTTCACATGAATGATATCCCAATTGTCTTTAAAACCCTGTTTAATACTTTCTGTTGTTTTTGGTACACAGTCATCCACTATCACCCAAAGTACTTTACCCGGATATGTTTGGGCCTTCATGTATTTAGCACAAAGTTCAATTTGTTTTTCCCTTCCCCCGGTTGGAGTGATTAAAGCAATAGTGTCTTTTGGGATTTCCTTTTTTGGTAAAACTTTCAGCCAACTATGATCTTGAAAAGTAAAATCAGGAGCAGTAAAAACTTCATCCACAGCTTGGATAACCCCCAGATGAGGAGCTTCCACATAATCATGACCCCCAATAAAACAACGGGATTTAGGGATATAATTTTCAATGTCTTTTTTTACTTGTTCATAAGTATGGTTGCCATCAATATACACAAAATCAACTTCCGATATAAACTTCAAGGCATTGTCTGAAAAATCTCTTATCACTTCAATGTTTTCAAATTCTTTTATCCTGTTTTTAAAAGCTTGATATACAAGAGTCATGGAAGCTTCGTGGCAAGTAGGGTCTTTGGGATCGTACATATCAATAAAGGGATCCACGGCAATAACTTTTTTGAAATGTTTTGCAAACAATACCGTACTTTCCCCTTGGTAACTTCCAATTTCGACCATCGTCATTTCAGAAGTATCCTGAGTTTCATTAATTTTAGCAATCAAGGCTTTTATACCCCTGATTCCATTGGTATCTCTCATCTGTACGACTTGTTTTGCTTTTAATCCCATTTGAATGTTTATTATTTTTGTGTTAACCTCCACAGCTTCCTTAACCATGGAATGATATTGACTCATATTGTAATGGATAGGGCTGTCACACCTACCTTTCTTGACTTTCAATTCAAAATCTTCAACTGACTTACAATAATAATGATTGATCCAAGCCCTTTGTTGAACAGGGGTTTCCACGAAAGCCCCCAAAACAGTATTTCCAAATACATCAATAATTTTCCCGGTTTTAAACTTACAAAAATGAGGATGGTGCCACCCTCTTACCTTTTCAGGCCTGACAATACTCTTGATATGCTTATTTACTTCTGCCTTTACCGTAAGACAAGATGTAATACCAGAAACAAGCCCCTTTTCACGTGGATTCCCTGCGCCAAAGTTAATCCAGTTTAATCCTATTCCAGATTCTGTTATAGTGGCTAAAAAGGGCTTGATTTCACCTTCCTCAATAACTATAAATTCATCATCATCAATAAAAGCGATCCAATCACACTTTGGAGTTTGTTTTTTGTTTTGTTTTTCAATACAATTGTTGTAAACCGGAAGTTGTTGGATAAGCCCTTTCCATTGGTATATGATCACCCCTGTTTTATCCTTTACCGTGTCGACAATAGGAATTTCAGAATCATTATCATACAAAAAGAAATAATTAACACCAATCAAACGGTGCCAAACTAACCACTCATTTAAGTAAGCTGCTGGAGTATCTTTCATAATGGAACATATCCCTACAACCATGATTTGACTTCCTTTAAAGTGACTTTCTTGAAATCCGGGATAGCTGATTCAGGACAAACATTGAATATTTCCACCCCCAATCTTTTAGCATCAGCGGCAATAAATGGAAACCCTTGTAAATGGCGATTGAAAGGAAGTGCCCGGGCTTTTACTCCTGCGGTACGATATTCAGAATGCCAATGTTGGGCATCCGCTTTTAGCTTCATATCAAACCCCAATAAAAATATCCTTTTAGCCCCCGCATGAACAGCCACACTTATTGCTGCTGCCCCACTATTCTGATTCCAAGCAACCATATCCGGTCTGGTACTTATTCCACGGGGTTTGCTTCTTTCCCTTAACATGTATTTAATCCACTCTATACGATCTGTGACCGGGGCTGAACTTACTTTTATGGCAGGATGTACTCTTAACAATTTTGCATGCTCATCCAAAAAACTACCATCACCGAAAAATATCATATCCATCCAATCCCCAATCAAGTAAGCTATATTGATTCCAATCACGTGCTTATCATGTAGGAATGATAAATGTTCGGAATATGAAGAAGGAGGGGAAAGCTTGGATGTGACACTTTGCACAACATCAGCAGGTATCTCAAACTGTTCAATAACAGATGGCCCCCCACCTAATATCCAAACATCCCCCCCATTCCATATCTTTGGTACGCTCCACTTCATTAATTACAAGCTTTTAGCATTTGTTCAGCCTCTTCTTTTTCAAGGCTTTCTTCAGTGATCTGTTTGCCGGTATTGCTCACAATATGAAACATAGGGTTCTTTTGTGTTGAATTTTCTTCATCTTTTTTCAATGAAAAAACTTCTTTGAACCCTTCTGGCTTCTGAAAATTCACATTTGGTTCTTCCTGCTTCTCAGCCGGGGTAACTACAATCAAAGCATTCAAAAAAGCTTTTGGAATGTCTGAAGGTAAAGCAGTGAAAGTTTCATTTGGTTTAATAATCCGGTTCTTCAGATTAAATGAACCCCCTCCAATTTTACGATATGTTACCAATTGGGATTCTTCAGCCCCTTTGGATACATTTACAATCGGAGTTACTGATGGTTTTGTTTTTCTTTCCATTTTTATTAAAGGTATAATTGACTTGATTAGTCAAATGAGTTTATTAAGCTAAATGAGCAATTCCACACTGACCTTCCTGATCACTTCTGATCTGAGGAACCTGAATTGTCATGATTTTATGCTTGTCAATCAGGTTTCCTTCAGTACCCCATTGGAGATTCTGAATGCCCATACCTTTTACAAGGCGAATGGTGCTTGGGGTCATCTGAACCAAAAGGACATTGTCAGCTTCCAAAGTATCATTCACTTTGATAGCCTTAATGTTTTCAATTTTCATGATACGTTCCCGGATGGTGTTGTCGTTTTTCAACGTACTATAATCATCATCCAATATCATATCATAAGCAGTTGGTACATACAGGTAATATGGCCCATATTGATGTTTAGCAACCAAAGCTGCTTTCATACGGTTCACATCATCCACGATCTGTTTGCCGGTTTTGGCTGAATCATTCCATTCCAGATTCAAAGATACCAAATTGCGATCAGGATAGTTCACATAACTGTAAATGGTGTTTCTGCTGTTACTGTCCTTTTCCCCGAAAGAATAATCAGTATCAGTGAACAGCATATTTTCCAATTGTTCATAAACAGATCGGGTTGCAAATTCAGCATCAGTGGTGTCCAGAGGATTTCCCATGTTCCGACTTAAAGCCAAATCACGTGCGCTGATTTCATAATCGGCATGAACAATAGGGATAGGCAGATAGTGATATTTGTAATTTGGGCGATCATTCAATCCCCGGTTCACTCCATCCATAGTCATTACCGCTTTGATGCTTCCGCTCACAGTATGCCATTCCAATACAGTGGTTCCCATACCGTTGGCAAGGTTATACACCAATCCAAGGCTTTCCAAATCCTGAATACCACCTAAACGATAACGGGCTACAGAAAGCAAAGCATCATCCAAGGTTTTCCACTCATCCCTTCTCAGAGTTCCATTGGCCACCATCTGGGTATGATAACTTTTAGGGTCTTTAACATCACCCCCCATATATACTGAAATATAGGGTCTGCCATCGGTATGAATGAATGGGCGCATTGCCCCAATATTCAAATTTCCGTTTGCTTGGAACTTAGATGCGACTGCACCCTGAACCATTCCATTCTGACCAATCAGGTCAACTGTTACATTTGGATCCATTATAGTTGTTTCTCCTTTCTTTTGTTATTAATTAAATTACACGCACGGGAATACGACCATCAGGATCAGCGTGAGAAGTACCTGACATATTTACAGCTTTCAAAGCCTGTCCAATGATAGCCAACGGTAAAACTGTCAAATCAATAGTGTTACCTGTTTGTTTAGAACTGGCAGCCCAAGATTCATCCACTACATCAGCAACATGTTTGCGCACTTTACCGTTGCCGGCAGATTCCAACCAGTCTCCAATAACTACGTTTTCACCGTCTTCAAGCAGGGCGTTCCACACATCACCTCTTCCAGTTATCCAGCACTGTACCTGATCTGTGATCACATATTTATCATCAATCCCTTTACCCTGAAAACTGTCTTCAGTTGCCACCATTGGATAAACATTACCCCCAGCAACAGAATGGACTTGAATCCCTGTTGGTTTTAATTCCACCAACATCCCCGGGGTGATAGTCCCAAGGGCTTTATACTCTTCAACAATGTCAGAGTATTTTTTCAATTTAATTGTATTAGCCATTTCAAATATCTCCTTTCCTTTTTAAAATTTATTACACAATTGGAAGCATTGGTACTACTTCATTGGTATTTACCTGAACTTGTTTCACATGATTCAAACCAAAGAAAGAATATGCACCCATTTCAGGGGCTTTCTTTACGGTTGCTGCGTGAAGCTTCTGAAGTTCATTGAACCCTTTTACACTAAGCTCTTCAGCAGTGTAGATTGTTCCAGTATTGGCAATGATTTCAGTCACCATAGTTACTTTTTGGTTTTGGTGCAACTCCAAACCTGTCCTCATTTGTTCCTGAAGATCAGCCGGGGCAAGACTCAAGAATTCATCTGCATTTAAGCTACCTTTCAGCGCACTCAAAGCAGTTTCCTTCGTTACTTGGGTATTTACCTGTACAGGGGCTTCAGGTGCCAGAAACTTGTCCAAACGTTCCTGAGGCAGACATTCCAGATAAGTACGGTCATCTTCACAAAACTTTCCATTGGTGATTAATTGATCAACCCTTTGTTTTACGCAGGGTGTGCATGGTTTATCCATCCTTTGTTCCTCCTCTTTTTGATTATTATTAAATTTAGTTCTTACAAACACATTTGCTGTTACAGCTTTGTATTCCACTTTCTTTTCAACCTCCAAAGGTTCAGATGTAAATTCTGCTTCCCCGGTAGTGACGTTGAATTGATAGTTTCTTTTGAAATATTTACTTTCGTATTTTCCACTGCTTGATTTTTCGGTTTCATAGATCAGATATGAATCAAACGCTTCCTTCAAATAACTGTACTCAGTTTGAATTAACTGTATATTGTTGTTAGAAGCTGGATTCAAAGATCGTACCAATTCACGCAAATCATCAAGCTTTTCTGACAACCCCATTTCTGAGTTATCTTGAATCACAGGCACGCTGTACCCATTTTCCTTTAGTACTTGAAAAGCCGTTATGGCATCCACATTTGTTCCTCCTTTTCTTATTAATTGTTGATTGACTCTAATACCACAGCCATCAGCCACTGAACATGCACCAACTGCTCCGGGCAAGAGCGCAAGATGATCAGGTCTATGATTTCTGGCCACAGCACTATATGGTTTACCCTCCCAAGTTCCGGGAGTTACTTCTTCATCCGTAAAACTACCAGCACTGACTTCCAATATTGTCCCATTGGTAACAGCTGTCAGTGTATCCACTGAAATCTTTTTCAGCTTTTCCTTTTCCAGCCAAGCCTCTGACTTCAATTTCTTTCCATCCAACATGGTATTAAAAACCATACCCACTGCCCAGTCTGTTAATACTTCCGGGCTGTTAGCTGATATGAAATTTTTAGCAGTATCCTGTGGATGGTACAAGGTGACCGGGATACCGTTCCAAGCAGCAGGTACTTTTCCAAACTCCTCAGCCAACTGTAACATTGGGCCACGGCTTCCTGCCATCACACCTTCTTTTATCATTACCACTGGGACAACCAGATATTCCTTGTTTTCAAACGTTTCTGTTCTGGTTTCGTATGCTTTCAGCAGCTGACTGTTTATGGATAATGTTTTCATTTGGTCTTTTATATTTTTGTTAGTATCCCTTGTTTTTCCAATTTGGCTGAAAGAGCTTTACCGGCAGGAGAATAAACCCCAGAACCTTGTATGGAATAGCCTTCAGGCAATAATGAACGGGCTTTTTTATTCATAAAAGTGGCAATCCCTTTCCCTCTGAATTTATCATCCACATAAATATTTGTCAATGATAAAACTTTAGTGTCTGAATTATAGCTTCCAGTCAATTTAGCATTTCCTGCTGAAAATATCCGTTCTGTATTATCTTTTTTCCAAACTCCTTGAATATTAAAATCCAAATCCATATTAAATCTTGCATTAACAATCTCATTTGGATTTTCATTAATTATTTTTAAAGTAGGTTTAGCCCTTTCAAACTTAACTACATCAGAAACAATATCCAATCTATCATCCTCAAATTTTAAATTTTTAATGATATTCCAATCTTCAACTAAAGAAGTTTTGGAAGTTATTTTTTCTTCAACTACCTTTTCAACAGGAGGAACTTCAACAACTGTAGCATCCGGCAAAGTAGGAAGTGCAATACAACGACAATTATGTACAACCATTCCTTTGGCTATATATGATTCATCCTCTTCCACACTCAAATTATATAAAGGTCTTTGTCTTTTCAGCTTCCAACGTTTAATACTTTCAATGGATAAAGCTGTTGTTTGGTACTGACCTGTATGATTGTAAACTACTCTGATTAATTCTGTTCCTATCTCTTCAATACATGAATTAATCTTTGCCCCGGTATAACGTAAAACAAACCAACCTTCATTTTCAATTTCCTTTTGACGGGCTTCATCTTTTGCTTTATCTTTATGCCAATATTCTCCATCACATTCAATAGCTATCTTCAAAGCCGGGATAACAAAATCAACCCTGTATTTCAATATCGGATATTGACTCATGTATTCTATTCCTAAACGATCTAACAAATCAGCCATCTGTTGCTCAATCCACGTCATTTTACCTTCCCAACGCATGATAGCTAACTTGTTATTCAATCTATTCTTTGAATCAGCTAAATAGGATATTTGCATTGATGCCTGAGCTTTCTTTACAACCTCTGGATCATTCATTGGATTATTTGCTTTCATACGTTTTGATGTACGTTCCCTTAATTCAGGAGTATGTGAACGCTCATTATTTTTAGCATGAAAAGCTTCATCCATCCAAGTTCCATATGTACCGTCTTTTACCATTGCCCGGGTTTTATTATTTGCCGCTTTCGTGGTAGCAAATCTATCCCGTTCACCTGATTTGTATTGACGTATATTTGAAAGGCTGTTCTTTTTTGATACATTTTCACGATGCTTTGGATCAGCCCATTGTTTATCGGTTATGTCTTTACTCAAACAAGTACGTGAACAATATGTCCTGTAATAGGGTACTAATTCATTGCAACGTTTACATTCATTAGCCAAATACATTATTGAATCATTAACAGTACATTTCCCGGCTTCTTTCCATCTTGAAAAAGTATTACCTTTGGTTGATACTAATACCAAATGATTGGATGTCAATGATACCGTTTGCCCTCCTACAAATTTGAATGTTATTACTTCAGTACCTTCTTGTCCTTTTGATCTTGGTAAAGCATAAACCTTTTTAAATCTCTTTTTATGCGTCAATACTTTATCCCCAACAACAACATTTCCAATGGGTTTCCAACCTTCAGAAGTATATACAGGGGTTTGAGGATCAATAAAACATTGCGGGTGAACTGGAATCAAGCCCTCAGCCTCAGTCAAAGTATAAATCTTGCCCTGAAGCCCTGCACAGATACTACAAACACGCCCATCCCCGGCTGTTGTAAATTCTGCTTCCACGTTTACCCCCTCAGCCCCCCAGTTACTGTATTCCTGTATGGTAGCTGCATGATGGGTTCTTATCACTTCCGTGCGGGCCAATATCTCTGCCCTGCGCTTGGCTGGCATAAAGTACTCAACCTGATTGCCCGACTTGTTGGTGTACTTTACTGCCTGACCTAAAGTACCTGCCCCGCTTCCGTCAATAGCATGTATCATTTTTTTAGCTAGGAAACTTGGCCCATCCCCATCCGCAAGCCCCTGCGCTAATATACGACTGATTTGACTGTCCATTGCTGTCGTTATACCCTTTAAATCGGTATAAGTGCGACTATACACCAATCCCAATCGGTCAATGTGAAAAGGGGTTGTCATAGACATTTCTATGCCTCCTGTTTGTTCCATACCGGGTATGTTTTTGAATCCCGCTTTTTTGAGTTCACTCCGTGCCCGTATGACTCCCCTTTTATAACTATCTTTGATATATACGTTTGTCCATGCTTGATTTGCCCCTGCCCCCAATTGATTGATCTTGGTTGTTTCCAATAAACCTTTATCAACCTGACCATTCAGCCATTCCATAAATTGTTCAACCTTCTCCTGACTGGTACTGTATTGAAAAGCTTTATGTCCTATTTCCTGATTTACTTGTAATTCATTGCGGATTAAAGCGGTGTTGATTCTTTTCAAATCCTTTATCTTGATTTTTCCTACCAATATAGGTTCATCTTTTCCCAACCATTTTTCTTTTCCTTGCTTATCTTTGTAATAATAAAAAGGATGCCGATAATAGTGATTTGAATTTATAGACCATTCACAAGTTCCTACTTTTCCCCAATGATTTGCTCTACGGTACAAAACCCCGCTTTTAATTTTGTAAGCAGAACCTGAATCTGATTTGAATATATCTACATCAAGCCCATCCCATTCTGATTTTGGGACTACTGAAAAACTCCCTTTGGTGGAAAGAAAATAATCACGTTTAGATACCTTTGGCATTGCCGTAGTTATATCCTGAAACCCTGCTTTCTTCAAATCGCCTTCATCCAACTTTTGCTGACTCCAGTATGACCGTTTACTTACAAATTCACCTAACCCCTTTTTTTCTGTTTTTTTCTTTGCAGTACGATGACCTTTGATCCCACTTCCCGGGCCACCATTGACTTGAAATATACATACATTTTCAATAATATCTTCTGCAAACGTAATTAATGAAGTTGGCTTTACCAATCCAAAACAATCCTCCTCTACCACTGCCGTTTTAATCAACTTAACCAAATCATCAAACCTCTTATTTAAGGCTTTCCCAAAAGCATTCCTCAACCCGGTTGTATGAGTGGGATCATATGCTTTTAGATTTTGCTGCTGCTTAGCATTAACGATTAAATAACTATGGTTACAGGTTTCACACATATCCTTATTTATACACACGCATTGATTTAACGGTAAAATTTGTACGATCTACTTTTTGTGCCCCTCCGGCATTGTTTATTATCACATGGTTTTCATCCTTGGATACAAACTCAGGATCAGAGGAAGTAAACAAAGCTGTAACAATTCCATCAGTATAAAATCGGTAACCATTGGGGAGAAACTCAACTGCAAATTCATGAAACTGGTTATCTGCTTTGAAACCTTTGAACCCTGACTTGAATTTACGATATGACTCATCATCCGTATATCCCCAATGAATGTTTACTTCAGTTTTGTGATTAATAACTTCCATTATATCAATCTCTGGGGTGATTGCTTTCTTTGTATGATTTGGTACTTCCCTGTCCTTTTTTAACAGCCATATTGCAGGCCAACTGTCCGGAGTATTACATACAAATACCCAAACCCCCATTGAATGAGAAAACTTATCCGCACTGTGAATCATGCCAGATGTCCATAAGGAAAGACCATCCCTGTTGCTTTTTCTATATTGTACATCTCTATAACAAGCAATATTCAATCCTTCTTCTGTTATGTTGACAGTATCTTTCGATAGATATACAGGATTATCATTATAAAATGAATCATCTACTACAAAAAAGTTATCCAAATTTTTAAAATTATCTGAAAACACAAGATTTCTATTAGTAAAAGTAATTTTCTTACAATACTCTTTGAAGTATCGAAATCTTACCTTGTAAAATATATTTAATAAATATTGTATCATAATTATTTTGGTTCAAATTGTTCCCTTGTCGTGTTAAAAGTTGGCAGCTTCATCAACCGTTAAAACTTCTATTTTGTCAGTTGTTACGTCCTCCAAATTAGTAATCATACTCGAATTTTCATCAAGTAATAAACCGTCATATACCTGGCCTTCTTTTTCCTCTGCCCAAACATTTACCTTTGCCCCATATCCCTGATATTTGAGTTCCCCTGCAGATAATTGAAAAGCTGTACTGTTCCGGGTAACGGTTAAGCCTCCTGAGCCCCTTGCTACAATTGTTAATGTTATTGCCATTGTTTCTTAGTTTTTATTGATTTATATTTTGAGCATCCAATATTGCTTGTTCTTCCGGGGTGATATCCGGTTCATTCCTTACTTGTTCCGCTGACATCTGATTGATCAAGGTTATTTGATCAGGGGTTAATCCAAGGAAAAATTCCATGAATGCTGCCTCAGGAATAACCATAGCGGCAGTTGGGTTGGTAGTGTATTCCTTCAAAGCTGTTGCCCTCTTTACTCCCACATCTGCTTTTTGAGCTTCACTGGGGGCAAATAAATCTTCCCACTGTACTGTATATTCCTTAGTTGGCTTTGGTAATATACCTACCTTGATCATATAATCAGCGAAAGGGCAAACAATTCTTGGGGCTGCATATTCATCCCTGCGATCTTGAATAAAACTGGCCCATTCATCAGCATCCTGTCCTGAACTCAGTTCCCCTCTTTCGCTTCCGGTTAATATTCGTTTAGGGATATTGGTTTCAGCACTGATGATTTGTATTTGAATATCCAGATGCTTGGAGGGGTCAGCTATTTCCTGTGCCAAAGCTTTGTAATCAATTCCCTTGCTGATCAACATCCTTCTCAGGCCATGTTCATATTCATCAATCTGTTCTTTCAAATCAGCCTTGACGTCCGGGGTCAGGGTGAAATCTTTGTCCACTGTTCCCTGATATCCGGGTCTGGCACCTTTCCAAAACATTTCTGCGTCACCCCCTTCAATCTTTTCAATATTCAGTAGGTTATTGAATACAGACTGAAGCCGGGGCATGCCCTCCACTTCACTTTCCAAGATATCATCCACTACGTGAATAACCCTACTGAAATGAACGTTTAATGATACCGTATTCCCATTGGTACTGTCCGTGAAAGAAAGGCTATACATTACCGGCTTGCCATAACGATCTGAGGAGGGTTCTGTATCATAAACGGTTATTTTTGCACTGTCCTCAGATAATGGTCTAACATACATTAATTTTACAGCCCCGGTAACGGGTGTGGTATAATCCTCTATTTTATTTACTCCACTAAATCCTAACAGCAAAACACCATATCTGCCCAATCCTGTTAAACGATCCAAACGGCTAAAGGCAGATTTCAATTTAAGCTCCTCTGATAAGGTTTTCCATGCAGCTTCAAAGGCTGTATCCTTGGCATCATTTACTTCCACCAATGTGACTTTACCTTTCCATGTACGTTTAGCGGGTCTGTCAATAATAGCTTTTGCAATAGCCTGTCTGCTATATCGTGCAAAATAATCTCTGAACGTCAGTACCAATGGATAGCCCAATACAGCCATGATATTTCGATCACCCCCGAAAGTCTGCAGGCCCATTTGTTGAGCAAGACCAAAACGGCTTGCTATGGTACTCATTACCATAAAACGGTTTTGAAGTTCGTGAACCTCCTGAGCCAGATTATTTGTTGGTGTTGTTCGTTGCATAATATTGTTATTTTAAAACCTCTACCACATTACCTCTTGTTAATTGATTAAAAGCACCACTGCTTGCATCCACCTGATCTTTGTAAGTACCAAATGGGAAGTTTTCGTGTTCCTTTATATAATCGTCATTCCAATCCCCTCTTAAAATCAAAACATTTCCACGATTCACCTGTACACTGTAAGGGTCTGCCCTTCTTACCTTATCCCCCTTGCCGCTGGTTGTTTCGCTTTGTATGCAGAATCCTGCTAAATTTCGTATTGTTCCCCGGGCTGAGTCTTTTCCCCCACTTCCGGGTTCTTGTTCAATCCATACTTCAACATTGGTACCATCTGATTGGGCTGTTTCCAATATTATTGCTTCACGTTCATCTGTTCCCCATCGCCCTTTCTTCCTTCCCCAAACCAACCATTTACCATTAGCCAACAGTGACATTTTAATCCCTGCTGTATAGGCAGCATCTTTTCCTTTCTTCAACTCTGCTTCATCCGTTCCTGCCTTATCCCAATACCGTACTGTTTTAATCACGCTGACCTCAGGAGGCATGACCGGGATAACTTGAAAATGATCTACACGGAACATCCCACCACCGGGCTTTGTTGGTTTCTGACCTACTTGGGCAGCATATCCGTACTGACCCAAATCAGCCTCCATTGCTTCCAATTCTACCCACCCCAATCGTTTAGGGTCTAATAAACCATTAACATACTTTGATTCCAATTCCTTTGGCTCCAATTGGGGTAAATAATCAATGATCTGCCCCGGTAAGCAGATATGTTTAATTTTAATCTTTTTCTTCAATTGATGTTCCGTTGGATCGTTCTCAGCCAAACGTTGCATCATACCAATCATAACACTATTGGCTTTGCTGGTCTTGCGGGTACTTAACCCCTGATCCAGATAATCATTGGCATTCTTTAGTTCCACATCACTGAAAGCCCTCTTTGCATCAATCAAGTCATCCCAGATAAGAATATCCCCATGAAATCCCATTATCCTTGCATCCACGCTGGTGCTTACTCTCCCCCCTCCATTAATCACTCTCGGCTGCTGTCCGGGCTGGCATAAATCCAACACCTTCTTGACCACCCTAAAGTTTGACTTGTTGTCTTTATCTGTCTTGATATCAATCTCAGGGAACATTGCTTGGAACTTCTCACTTCGTATTACATCCCTACTATACTCAGCTGACTCCAGACTTAATGTTGAACTATGACTGCTGGTAATAAATCTCATCCAATACCAATTAACCCAGCACCATACCGGAAAGAAAATAGATACTACAGCTGTCTTCGTTGTACCGGGGGGCTGATTAAATATTAGATCATACAGTTTCCTGTTTCTTGCCCCAAGGTTTCTTGCTACCGTTTCCAGTTCCTTACAGTTGTATTCAATGTGCCAATTCTTTTCAAAAGGAGTTTCTTGATAACAGCTCCAAAAGTATTGTATAAAGAAGTATAAATTATCTTTTACCAAAGCTTTCATGCTATGTAAAGGATTTTGAACAGCTACTTTCAAAATGGTATCCTCATCCATTTTATTTATAGGTGTTGACCTCTTTAACACTGATGTTCTTTCTGCTATCTCTTGCACCTTTTTTATTTAACGGTTAAAATTTTAGTGATACGGTACGTTGTTATTTTTATATTAGGATTTTGATTGCTGATAAAATTCTTTAATTCCAGATGGGTTTTTATTTTTTGGGGTTCTTTTTCTGTATGCTTTATATTATACCACCAAAACATTTTCATATTAATTCAATTGATTTGTTGCCAGTTGTTTCATATTGATATCAAACAAAAGTTCCCTTTGTGCTTGGGTCAGCTCCTCTACTGGTATTTCATCAATCTTTCTATAATTGATGGTGCCCATATGGTTTACATTCACATTTACATTTTCTGCCCAAGTTTCCCGGGCCAATATTGTCAGTATTTTATTTGCAGCTTGGAAATTAGGAGGGTAATGCTTGATGTACTCCTTAGTTATTATATTGCCCTGATGCAAGAAAAATTGAGTATCTTTACATTTATAGCCTACAGCCAGTTGATATAGCTTTTTGCTGACCTTTAATGTTTTTTCAAGCCTTCCTTTTTTGACAGCCCTTTCAAAATCCTTATATACACGTAACCAATAATCAATTGTTTTTGGGCTGATACCGAAATACAAAGCAAGTTCAGCATTTCCTCCTCCCAGCTTTCCTACTATATCACGGGCATCATCTGCCATCCATGGTTGGTATGTTGTTTTGCTTCCTCCCCCCTCTGCTCGGATTCTTTTAACGGGCTTTTTGGTACGTGTTAAATTTATCATGACTGTCAATTTTTAACTAATTTTAGTGAAAAATTATAGTTTATTCCTTATATAAACCTAATTTCAAGCCCCGGATTGATAGGGGGAATTTTATTATGGTTATGTAAAGTATTTATTATCAATGTTTAATGTTGTTATTTAGATTGATTATTAATTAGCTTTTATTTAAAAAAAGTTTAAAAATTTCTTTAAAACGGGGTCTTTTATTCAAAAATAATATTTACTTTTAACCCATTGTATTATTAATCATTTAAAACACTACACTATTATGAAAACTGAAAATGGTTATTATTTAGATGAAAATAACAATCGTTGGGATTGCGATTTATATACTGCGGAACAGGCTGAAAATAATAGTAAAAGTTTGACAAAGTGTTCCGATTGTTCCGGTTGTTCCGGTTGTTTCGGTTGTTCCGGTTGTTTTGATTGTTCCGGTTGTTCCGGTTGTTTTGATTGTTCCGATTGTTCCGGTTGTTCCGGTTGTTTCGGTTGTTCCGGTTGTTTCGGTTGTTCCGGTTGTTTTGATTGTTCCGGTTGTTCCGGTTGTTCCCGTTGTTCCGGTTGTTCCGATTATAAACACAACCCCCAAAGATACATAAGCCCAAAATTAGGAAATAGAAATTCACAAACTCAAATATATTGGACTTCGTCAATGGATGTTCAAGTGGTTTGTGGCTGCTTTAAAGGGGATTTGGGGGATTTTGAAAATGCTATCCAAACTACCCATAAAAATACAGTTCATTTAGCTCCTTACCTAAAATTGATTGAATTAGCACATTACATGATTGATTTTCAATTTTAATAACCATGAAAGTAAAAACACTACACCCTGATGAAATTGCCTTCCTTATTATTGAGGAAGGTATCAACAACGGGTATTTAGCCCGGGATATTTCTGAACTGATCCAAGAACGTACAGAGTGGGATGAAAAAATAGTAGATATTCAAATCAGAACCCTACTGTCAAGAAAGAAGTTTTACAAGCAATATGTAACTGATGAAATGCTTGGTAAACTTCTGTTTTATACCTTTGAGAAACCCGCAAAACCTGTGGTGAAACATGTGGGTTCTATTGTGTATGCTGACAAGTTTCAGAATGGTTCTGTATTAAGGGAAGCTGGATTCAAAACCTTCAATAAATCTCAAAAAGGTAAAGTTGTTATTGATGTTCCTGCTTACCATTTTCCAAAGTTGGTTAAAGTAGTTCCTAAACTTACAAGGACTAAATTTTCAACTCCTGCTCCTGTTGCGTGTCGTTTTACCAGAACCAAATTTCCAAAAACTAAATTAACCAGAACAAAATAATCATGGCAAATAAATCTGCTACAATTATCACGAAACGTTCAGGAAACAAGGCTATCAAAGTTGTTTTCCCTTTTGACTACACTTCCGTGGCAAAAATCAAAAGCTTTACCGGAAGCACTTGGTCTAAGGTAAACAACTGTTGGTATATTCCTTTATCTTTGATGAATGTCAAGGAATTGGAAAGGTGGGGTTGTTTCCTTTCCGACCCCCTGAAACTTTGGGTAAATGATGAAATTCAACGTTTGGAAGCCACTGAACAAATTATGTCTATCCCAGGGCTGAAGGGGGGGGAGCCCTACCGATACCAATGGCAAGGTATCAGCTTTATTGAAAAGCGAAAGGGAAGAGCCTTGATTGCTGATGATATGGGATTGGGCAAAACTTTACAGGCTTTGGCTTGGTTACAACTTCATCCTGAGCATAGACCTGCTGTAATATCCGTACCTGCTTCTGTTAAGCTTAATTGGGCAAGAGAATGCCATAAATGGATGACCCATAGTAACCTTCAAATCATTTCCGGGGAAAATTCTATTGGGGTTAGATTAGATCATAAAATTATAATCATCAGTCATAATCTATTGAATTACCCATTTTGGGAACAAAAAATAATAAAGGCACAACCG